GACATCCATGCCCGCACCGCCGCCGCGCTCTACGGCGTCGCGGAGGACGACGTCACTTCCGAAATGCGGCGCGCGGCCAAGGTCGTTAATTTCGGCGTGCTGTACGGCATGGGCGCGCACCGTCTCGCAGGGCAGCTCAAGATTCCCTACGCCGAGGCGAAGCGGTTCATCGAGAATTATTTCGCGACCTACGCACGGGTCGATCTGTTCATCAAGGAAACCGTGGAACGGGCGTATAACCGAACGCGCAATTTGAGAAAAAACGACGCGCAATTTGAGAAATTGAAAACACGAGTTTAAACGTGATTAAAACGCGGCTTTCCGGCCAGTCTAAGTGGCGGTTGGCCCTGTGGCGATTCCTTTCTCAAAATAACAGCGATAATCATGAATCTGACACTGATTTGCTGTGTTCATGCTGGCTCCGGGGCCAGACTTCAGAGCGCGAAATTTTGAGACCAAGATACCGCTGCTTAGAACGATTCCGGACGAGTTCACATTTAACTCATAAAGATGCGACCTGTTGGCCGTAAATTTCTGTATGGATTCGAAGCCGAAAACATCGATTGACAGGTGATATTTGTTCGTCGCAGCAGGGATGTATCGAAGCCGAATTTTAGCATGAAAATGGAAATCGACGCCTGCGCCGCCCACGTTGATGTCCGGCCCACCGGAATTGATGACATCAAAAAGCTGGAAAAAGGTTGTGCCACCAAAGTTTATTGAGAAATTAAAGCCTGGCACACCACCACCAAATCCGACTAATTCCCAAACGATGCTGTCGTTGGCCGCAAAAGTGCTGGGATCGAAAATGCGATCAAAAAGAAGGTAATCCGAGCCGCCTACATTCCCCACGCTGTCCGCTTGTAATGTCGATTTCAAGATACGAGCTTTTATCGCATCGATGTTGTCCTGCAAAGTATCATCTGCGGCAGCGCGTGCAGTGGATTCGGCTGACAGGCCTGTCGAAAGCGTGCCAATCGAATCAGAGAACCCACTATTAATTCCGGTCTGCGTCGAATTAACAGACTCCTGCGCACTTTCAAAGCCGTGTAGTTCGGTGATTACCTCTTCCAGAGTAAGAGGCGTGCTGACGGTTCCTTCGACAACGAGGGTCTCGTCGGTGATATAGATGCTCCCTGGACCTTGGACGCGAGTTTGTGTGGGAATCGTGGGCGCTTCGGAGACATAATATTTACCGCGCAGATCCCAAATCAATCCTTCGTATGCTGTGGCCATTGCATTGAAGGCGGCCAGATTAGCCTCGGCACCCTCGGTAAAACTGGCATCGAACCCGGCCTGAGCACCCCACCATTCTGGTGAAACAAGTCCCTTGTATCCGATAGGAAACAGTATGAATCCTTCGACCTTGGGGAACATGTTTTTGGCACCGTTGATGATGGTGTCCGGCGGCAGCTTTACGTTGTTGGTGGCAGGGTCTCCCGAGCTGGTGAAGGTTGCACCCGGTGCAATGATGACGATTCCTTGTTGCCCAATGAAATCAACTGGCGCATCGATAAGCCAGTTGCCTCTGGGGATCAAAATGTGTGTGTATCCGCCTTCCTCGATTGTGGCAATGGCCGCATTCAGCGTTGCCGCATTGTAATCGGCACCACTAAGCCGCAAGGGGTTCACCAGCTCTTCCTGGACCATTTTTCTGTCGTCGATAAGGTTCAACCATTCCGCATTCACAACGGTTCCTGGTGTCGGAGTGGGTGTTGCCGGGTTGCCGTCAACGAAGGTTTTCATGGTCATTTTAAGCCCCTTTATTCTTGCTTAATCAACGGTTCGAGTGACGATGGGAAGAGCCGTAAACTTTCCACCAGGCAAAGGAAGCCATTTCCCTGCCCCATTCTTTTTCTTCATGTCATAGAGGCCATTCATGGGCCTCAAAGCGGCCGTGGCAGCCGCAGACACGGTAACGGTGATGTTTCCTGCGACGGCGTCATTGATGGTGATGGTGGCGCTTCCTGAACTGCCAGCAGCTCCTGCAATACGGATCAAGCCTTCGGTCTCTTCGACTTGCACATAGGCCTTTTCGTCAGAATCGGAGAGTGAGGACTTGGCTGTGAACAGCAGCTTGGTGCTGCCTTCGAGTGAACCGAGGTCTGTGATGTCGAAGGTCCAGTCCGTCGCCACTACCACGACAATGTCCGGCCCTTCTCCTGGAGGCAATGCGCCTCCGGAAGGGTAAGTGAGCGTTCGATAGTCATTCTGCCAGATGATAGGTCCAAGGATTGCAGCCAGAGAAGCGATTTGCTCATCCGACAGCGTGAATGAAGCAGTGGCATCGACTCGGTTTTCAACTGCGAACCTGAACTGAGTCGTGATGTCATTGATGGTGTTGGCAAGGGCCAGAATGCTGCCAATGCTTTCGTTATCCGCCGCCTCGGGAAGCAGATCAATAATGGCCTGAAGGCCATCGGAAACCTCGGTGAATGAAACGGCGTTCTTAGCCCGATCGTAGGCCTCATCGAGGGCGGGTGTGAATCCGAATTCCGAGAGCTGCCGGTCAACGTATGACCAGACCTCTGCGGCGGTCAGCGTCGAGAATCCGACGGCCGTTATCCAGGCTGCATCACCATGATCGCGAATCGCTTGCAACGAATCGGTTGTTGGATTTGCATCACCGCCGCCACTGCCGCCATTTGAGTTGATTGCTGTGAGTTCCGTGGAGTTGTCGGTGGCGACGGCCGCATCCTTGCGGAAAAGCAGTTGTACATACTTCAGCAACTTCGAGAGAATCGTATCTCGTGCACTTGTCACGTCGCTGGTTGAAGCCGGAGACGCGGGAAGGTTTGCGACCTTTCCTGTAATCGTGTCAAGCTGCGTGTCCAGGTTCGCGGAAGCCAATCCGATCGCGGTCCGCACTTGCGCCGGTGAGATGTTGTACAGAGCAGCAATCGCCGCGATGACGGCATCGTCGGCGGCCGTGAGACCGGCACCTGCCACGCCAATCGTGGCAATCAAAGCCTGAAGGCTGGCTTCCAGCGCAACGGGGCCGCTGATTCTGCTGAGAATCGTTCCCATGTTCGTGCGGTCCGTGCTGGTGAAGCTGACGGCCGTCGTATCGACGATCTGCATGTAGGCGACATAACGCCGCAACTTGCTGTTGACCGTTCCGGTGACTTCCCAATGCAATCCTTCAATCGTATCGGTGACTGAAGACGTGTAGTTCAGCGTGTACTTGCCCGTTGATGGATTGCTGATGGATCCAAGTCGTGAGGACATGTCCGTGGTCGCGTCGTTCGTCAGGGTAATCGTCGGATTTCCACTGTCGAGGTTCTTTGCTGCTCCTGTTTCATCGCAGAACAGAAGCGTGATCCCGACTGTGACGCTGCCCGAGTCCGGACGTTCGAGCGTGCCCGGAATGCTTGTCGAAATAAAAGTGTTGTTTTGAATGTTCTGAAGGGCGCTGAGAAGCGCAGAATTCCCATAGCTTCCACTGTTCACGATGGTATAGATCGCAGTGATGTCGGCAGCCAGCGAAGCGGAGGGCGTACCGAGGACCGCAAGGATCGCGGCCTGTGTTGCTGACACGTTCGCTGCTGTTGCAAGTCCGGATTGTATCTTCGTCACCGCGTCCGATTTCACACCTGCGGCCGTCAACCAGTCCGTTGGGACCGCTGGGAGGTTTGTCAGATCCACAACCCTTGTAATCGCTTCCATTGTTGATGCAGGAGAGGCCACATTGAAATACTGTTTCATTCCCCCGATGAATCGGCCGACTGCGCTTTCAGTCAGGACCGTCGAAATCCATTCAATGACGGCAGACGGAAGGTTTTTATTTGCTGTCAGCGCGTTCGGAGTTCCTGCTGCATCATCCGTCAGCCAGCGCACGAGCATGGCTTGCGCATAGCCATTCGTCGAGAGTGCGGCGGGAGTGGCAGCCAGCCACTTCTTCACGTCCGCAGGCAGTTTACCAGATACCAGCGCATCAGGCGTTCCACCCGCATCATCCGTGAGCCAGCGCAAAACGACTGTCTTCACATAGCCGTTGGTGGAAACTGTTGCGGGTGCCGTGGTGAGCCATAGCTTCACGTCGGCGGGCATCTTTCCTGAAGAGAGAGCGTCCGGAGTTCCTCCGGCATTATCCGTGAGCCACCGCATGACCATGATTTGCAGGAGTCCATTGGTGGACAGAGCCACCGGCGTTCCCGCAGCGTTGTCGGTCAGCCAGCGCAGAAGCATTGTCTGCAAATAACCGTTTGTCGAGAGCGCGACCGGAGTCCCGGCGGTGTCATCCGTGAGCCAGCGCAGAAGAACAGTTTTCACATATCCGTTGGTGGACAAGGCAGCAGGAGCGACGGTGAGCCACGTTTTAACGTCTGCGGGAACATTGGCAACTATGATCGCTTCACACATGATGCGCTTGTTGGTGGTTTCCGCGAACGTCAACCGCTTGTTTCCGGCAGCAGTGATCATGTTGTTCGGAAGGTCAAGCCTGTACCAGCCGCCCTCGCGTTCCTTTATTCCGCCTGCGGTGTTGTCATTCGGATGCGCCGTGGTGATGGCCGCGAGGTCTGTGAGGGTTATGGTCGTGTCAGCAGTGTTCGATCCTCCCGACCATTTGCACACGGGAAAATCAGCGGCGACCTTGCCGGTCACGGCCGCGCCGGTATCGTCGGCGAAAAACACATCAACGCTGACAGAGGTTGTACCAGGTGCGACTATCATGCAGTCACCATCTTTCTTCGAAGGGCAAGGAGTCTGCCGGTGGTCGCGGAAACAACCTGGCTGATGATTCTCCGGCGTGGGCTTTCAATGATGCAGAATGGATCTGTGTAGAGTTTCATGATTTCACCGGCGTAAAGCTCCCGATTCCAAATCATGCAGTGGTCGATGACTCCGGCATAGGAGTTAAGGCTGTTTGCAACGTCTCTTCCGATGCCCATGGCTGCGCCGGAGGTGGAACGGCAAGATCCGGAGGCCGCCGTAGTACCTTCCAAGATTCCGTTGACGTAGATATTGACGTTTCCGCGTCCGAAGGTGCCGACGATGTGCATCCACTTGTTCACCGAGGCATTCACGCCCGTGTTGCCGGTGGCAATCTTGGCTGACCCGGAAATGACCACAACAAAATTGAACTTGTCCGAACTGGCGCGGCTTGCGCGAAGCTCGTAGCCTTCAGATCCCGCAACATTTCGGCAACACAGAACCACATCGCCATTGGTGGTTTGCTTTGCCCATACTGCAATGGTCACCTGTGTGGTGATGTCGAAAAAGGTGGATGTGGGAAGGGAGATGGCGTCGTTTGAGTTATCGAATGCAACACCGCGTCCAAATCTCCCCACTGTCCATCCGCTTGTTGATGTGCCGGGGCTGGCCATGTTGGTCAATGTGCCGTTATAATTCCGCACAATGTCCCGAGCGATGCCGCCCGCGCCTTCATTCAAAAGGCAACATGAGATCAACCCAACTGAAAGCGGGTGGCCCCAGTTTATCCTGGAACCCACTGGCGGCTTCAACTGGCCCCACGGTTTAGATTTTCGGTATGGCATCGCTTATGAGTTCGTATAGGTGATCGCGCGATAGGATACGACGCAGCCGGTGCTTAACGCGGCTCCCGTGCAGTTTCGTATCGCCAAACTCCAGCCATCTGGTACAACGCCTCCGCAAAGGGCCGCCACGTTGAAATATGCCTGCAACCGCTGCGAAGTCACCTTGTAAGGAATCGCGATCGGCCCTTTCATACTGTTCGGGTCGCTCATGTTCGCGGTTCCTTCTGTACCCGTTGGGAGCGTAGTGGTTCCAAAATTTCCACCCGTGATCCACGTTGTCCCGCCGTCTGTGGTCACCCAGGGAACCAGGTACACGTATGCCGCGCTATCGTTGGCCGGTGACGTTGCCGCCGTGGGAAGATCAATGATGACCTCATAGTCATCCGCCAACGTGGAAAGGTTGCTCACACGCGCAGACTGCCACCCCGCAAACACATCGGTGGCATCGTTCGCCAGCGATTGCAGGTTAGTCACCGTCATGGCGGTGTAAGTGTCGTAGGCAATCTTGTCAGTGGTCGTCGCCATTTCAATTCCCCTTTGCCAGCGTCTTCACCGCCGCTTCGAATCCTTCGAGGTCCGGAGCGGATTTCACCTTGAGCTTCAGCGCGTTGGCAATCCGAGCCGCCGCCTGCTGCTTGTTCTTCTCCACATAGGTCCCGCGCTGGTCGATGGGATGCCACAGGTGAATGCCGACGGCGAAGTGATCCTTCGGATACCGCACTGCACCGCCTGCCGCCTTGACGCTGGCTTCGAAGTCGTAGTCCTGTCCGTTATGGCCGACATACCCTTCATCGAGACCGCCCGATTTCTTGAACAGAGCTTTGGAGATGAGCTGCGCACCGCCGGGTGAACCACCGAAGCGACGCTTGCCCTGGAGGGCGAGAGCTGCAAAGTCCACCTCTTTGGGATTCATCGCGAGGACGGCCAGCGTTTCATCCTTCGTGAGCGCACGTTGCGCGATTAGCGGAATCACCATCGTCTTCTCGTCCAACGACTCTGGAATGTTTTCCGGCTTCAGCAGCGTGTCAGAGTCGTTGATGAGCAGCAGATCGTATTTTGCGGCCTTCGCGCCCGCGTTCACGCATTTGGCCTTCAGCATGAGCGGGCAGGCGTCGGTCACCGCAATGCGCCGCACGAAGTCCGGCATCTTCGTTTCGCCGTTCTGCTCGACAACGATGATTTCGCCGATGTTCTTGTACATCAGACGCGCCCAGGCCAGCAGGAAATAGAACGAGGCCAGCCGCGCCGGGTTGGAATTCATGAAAGGAATGATGAGGGAGATCATGCTGCGAGTCCTTGGATGTTGGTTTCAACGATGCATTCGAGCACCCGGAAGTTTTCTTCCGTCACTCCTGGTTCAATCATCTTCATGAGAAAATCGATGTCGGTGGCAGCGGCGCAGTCGTAGCCGCTGACGGTGTAGGTGTCCGGGTCGGTGAAGACGGTCTGCATGAGCGCACCATCCCAGGCGACGAGTTTTTGCAGAATGGAAAAAATGCCGCTGCCGGAGTTCTGACAGGTGATGGTGGTTTCAAGAAACAGGTCACCGGCGGCAAATGCCTCGGGCAGGTCGGCGGTGCTGATGCTGTTGGCATGACCCGTATCTGCATTGATCGTGCTGAGAAAGTTGATGGTCTCGGCGTGGTCCAGGTTCACGCGGCTTCTCATGCGGATGAATTTGCCCGCAGCCCATTTGTTCGCGGGAATCGTTATCGGGCCGCCGTATGGCGTGAGAGGTCCAATGGCGTTGGTCAGAAGCGAAAAGGCCGTGTCCGGATCGGAAGTGGTTTCTGTTCCGTCAAATTCGGTGGTCTGAACGGCCAACGAGTTGATGCGGTTATCGTTATCCACCGAGTAATAACGAATGGTGTTTTCGTCATTCACCAGGATGCGCTTGGTGTCTTTCGCGAAGGCCCAGCGACCCAGCTTGTCGGCCAATGCAGCGTAGGCAATGGATTCGGTATCGTAATGGTCATGAATGATTGTTGCCATGGTTGCTCCTAAACTGCGTGGTCCAGAATTTCATCCTCGTCGGCCGCCGAATCCTCTATTTCATCCTCGTCGGCCGCATGGTCGATGATGACATCGAAGACGCCGTCCATCGGATAGAAGAACAGCGCGACGCCACCGGCGGGCTTCAGGCGGTTGAAGAGTTTCTCAAGCACGCCGCCGACTGCATCCCACGTCCACAGATAACCCGTGCCGCCTTCGGTAACAGCGGCCGCATCCTTGCCGATGAAATCATCCATCGTGAGTTCGTGATTGAGGACGGTGACTTTCCAGCACCAGATGATGCCCGGATCCCAGATGGGAAACCCGGCTGTATCAACACCGCAGCCGAAGGGGCGCATGTCGTCGATCTCGATTTCAAAGTCCAGCGAATCGGCCAGCGCAATGAAGTGCGGAACGGAAAGCCCGCCGCGAAGGCGCAGGTTGAACAGCACGGCCGCGCGGTTCACTTCCGTCGAAGCATCAGGCGTCAAATCAAGAATGCGGCACCAGCGCAGCAGCATGTCCGCATCGCAGGTCTCCGGAAGAATCTGATCGAGCAGCGAATTTGCGGAGGTCTCAGCTCTATCCAGCGCGGCACCTTCCACCGTGAGATCACGATCGAAGACGCTGCCGTCATCCCCCAAAGAAATGGGGAAAAGCTGTTTCAAGACCTGCTTATGTGACAACGACATCCCCCGGCCTGATGGTTTGGTTGGTGGTTGCACTGGGCGCCACGTCCGAGGCGGGTGCAGTCAGCACCACGTTCGTGGCACCGGCTTCAATGGCCAGCGCAATGAGCTGCGAGCGGTAAAGCGTCTGACGCGGAGCCAGAGCTTTCATGAACGCTTCGATCTGAGTTTTCAGCGTGATTTTATTTACGGCACTCCCCGTCACTGTCATGGTGACATCGACCGCGAGCTTGGTAATGGGAAGAACACGAAGCGGGCCTCTGCCCGTGGGCCGTATACCGTTGACATAGGCATAAACAGTCGCCAGCAGATCGCTGTCGGCTATTTCTTCAAGACCGCTGTCGCTGGGAATGATGACCAGGTCGATGGATCCCAGACCTTGCGCTTCCATGTTCTCGAAAATGAAGGCGGGTTTTTTTACGCCTGCGACGCTGCCTGCCCAGGCGATAAAGTCTGCGGCGTTGCCCCCTGCGGGCGGGTTGCGAAAGCGGAGCAGCAGCGCGTTCAGAATATCGAGCGGCGTATCTCCGGGATTCATCGTGATGTCGAACTGACGCGCCCATCCCAGGATGAAATCATCGTCGGCAGTGTCCGGCAGAATCTGATCGGAGACCCACTGCTGGTACTTGTAGATTCCCCAGCAGGCCGAGGCGGTACACGCCGCCTTGATGAAGGCGAGCGTGCCCACGGCGCGGTCGATGCCCTGCCCGTCGTAGTCGGTCAGGATGTCATTGAGCAAATCTTCAAAGGTCTTTTCAAAGGTCATTTAAACCACCGGAATGAAGGTGTTGAAGGTGACCTCGCTGTTGTCCGCCTGAATGACCAACACCGAGGCGTTGATGCGGCCGGGAAGGGCAACTGGATCGCGTTGCGTGATGACGCTGACGCTCTTGGCCCTGCCGATGTCCAGCATCCATTGCAGGGCTTCCTTGCAGTAATCCGGAATGAGCGCCTCGGTGCGTGCGGTGTTGCCCATGGTGCGCAAGAGGTGCAGGCGGCTGCCGAATTTCGGATTGGCGAAGAAGCTGCCCAGGGGGATCATGAGCGACAGATAGACGCTGGTCAAAAGGTTCGAGGATTTCTCGAACGTCATGATGCCACGGCCGCCGGATGTTTTGATTGAGAAGTCCATCAGGCACCTGGTATCGGGACTGAAGTGACGGCCGGAGTGGCGACGTTGACATAAGGGTGCGTGTGAGCGCCGAGAGTTGTTCCGAGAATGTTCTTGATCTCAAGGCCGGTGATATTGCCTTCGGCATCCACCTTTCCGGTTGTCTTGAGGTCGCCGTTGAGTTGCAACGTCGGCGTGGTGATGGTGAGCTTTGTGCCCGCGATGATTTCTATTTCACGGTCGCGTTTGAAATGCACCTTGTCGCCCTCATCGGTGTAAATGGCAACCTCGCCGTCTTCCAGGCCGATGCGGTAACGCCTGTCATCGGTGGCAATCAAGATGACGCTGCTGCCCTTGACCTGTGCAATGCCTTCAGCTCCCGCCTTCGGACGCGAGGTGAAACCGTACTGCTGCATCAGCTCGCGGTTCTTGAGCTGCTCACCGGGGCGGCCGCGTCCGGTGATGCGCATGAGAAACCCTGCGCCTGCGTCCACCACCGATTCAATCTTCACGCGGATGTAACCCATCACAGCACCCCCGGATAGCCCAGATGGAGCTTGGTGGTGCGCCCGCCTTCTTTGTTTTGTTCGAAGGTGCGGCCGTAAATGAGATAGGTCCCGCGCACTTCGGTCACATCGTCCTCGATGTTGCACATGCGGTTGATGCCCCAGTTCTTCCCCTGCTGGGAAAACCCGGCTACTTCATAACTCAGTTGAAAACCCTCGGAGCGTTGCCGGTCCAGCGTCATGCGACCAAACCGCGCGGGGCTGTCGCCGTCATGGTTCATGTTCAGCACGAGCGGTTTGTAAAAAGGAAAGGTTGGATCGCTCACCACCGCCTCGACGTTCACGTCTTCCGGGTCGCTGCCATCCTGCTGACCAATCACATTGATTTTGGAGAAGCGTTTTGAAAGGTCGTTGGTGCATTCACCCTTCAGCACGTTGGTATCGTCGGTTGCTTTGAGGCGTGTGAGCTGAAACTCAGCCTTGCCCTTGGAAAGAGGCTTTCCGAAAACCAGCGTTCCGTCGGGATAGGAGAAGAACAAAAGGCCACGCGCCAGCGCGAACTTGCGCAGGGCGTCGAAGATGGTTTCTCCGGGTTCGAGCTTGGGAGGTGTGCCGCTCTCGTCGTCACCGGCCGCCGCGTGGCCTTTGGCAAAGACGATGTTCTTGCGGTTGATGAAGGGCACTTTCTTCAAAAGCAGTTTTGTAAGCCCTTGAAGGCTGATGTCATCCAGATCGACAAAGTCCTCGACGCAGGAGTCGATGAGAAGCCCGGTCAAGTCACGACCTTCGATGCGCAGCGTGTTTCCACTCTTGTCGCCGCCGCGCGTGTCCTTGTCGATGATGCCGGTGAGTTCCAGTGCGTCGTTGACGTACACCTCGCAGCGCATTCCTCCGGAGACGCGAACCTCCGGCTGCGCGAATTCCATGTTGAAGGCGTCTCCGGCCGTGTAAAGACTGGAAGTGATCGAGTAACTCTTGAAGTTCTCAATCTTGAGACCGGCGACGCGCAGTTCGACTTTATCGGACATACACGCTCACAGTGCCGGTCGTGAAGTTGGGACGACGGATTTGCGCATTGATGGCCAGCAGGCGTTCGGCATAGGAATAAGGAAGACCCGCCACCAGGCAGACCAGATGCAGGGGCATGGTGTTGTCCAGAGTGAGCTGCACAATGCGCTCGTATTCGAGCTTCACCGAGCTGACGTGATCGAGCAGGTACTTGGCCGATTGCTTCAGCACGCTCATCGATCGCTGGTTGTCCAGGGCATCCTGAAGGTATGCGCGTGAGGCGGCCAGGGAAAGCTCGACATCAGAAAGCGAGAGAATGGGACCCAGCATCGATTGTGCCGTGAAGTTGCCCGTCGCATCGAAGGACTGCACACCTTCGCGGCGGCGCAGCTCGCGGCGGTTGGCTTCGTCGGTCTGGTAAGTGATGGCCGTCTCCAGCGTGAGCCGTTGCGCGGCCGCTGTTTTCACATGCTTCGGGAAATCGGAAGCGGCGGCCTCGGCCGCCTGCAACTTGGCTTTCAACAGAGCCAGCGAAGATGCTGGCGCGGCAGTGTCACGGTTCAGCTCCGCGACGCGCTCCATGGCGCGGGAGATGATGCCGATGAAACGACCTGGCAGAGTGGTGCCGTAATTGAAAACAGCAACGAGTGAATTGTCGGGCACCACGGTGTCATTGAACAGGGCTTCGTACTGAAGCATGACCGTGTCCACGCGGGCGATGTACGACCTGGCATTCGACGAGAGGCTTGAAAACTTTCCCAGCACCGGACTCGATGGCAGGACATCCGAGAGGTCTTTGCTGTTGATGACGGCCGCCTCGGGTCCGAGCGCCGTGCGCATTTCAATGGCCATCAAATCGATTTGCGCCGTCTGCCCCGCTTCGAAGGCCGCTTCGACAGCCTCCAACACATTGATGACCTGGACGGGATTGGGATCGCCCTCGAACTGAAGCACGAAGTCGAAATCCATCTCGGCGGTTGCCTGCCGGTCGTCGCGATGCACCGTGACGTTCTCGACCATGCCGTGCAGCACGCCCAGTTCGGGATGCACCAGCTCCAGCAGATCGCGTGTGGTCTTGATGAGTTCGATGACGGCGAAGCTGGCGGGATAGGTTGGGCCGAACCAGAGGGCTTTGAACTTGTGCGTTATGGCCTTGAGGCCGAGGTTCTCCAGCAGTGCACCGTTGCGATAGGGAAACTCGTGCTTTGCAATCGACGGCGCGAAGGTGTCGTCGATATGCTCCAGCTCCAGGGGAAAGCCGTTCAGCGTGACGTTGTACTTGGAAGCCATCAGCGCACGTCCCACGGACCGCCGAAGGATCCGCGCTTGAGATTCACCGTCGTGTTCTGTCCTGTTACCTCGGCCATCATGCGGCCGCTCTTGTCCAGGTTGACCTCGATGCTGATGTCGTTCTTGACATGACCGGCGGAACCTTTGCCAAGACCGAACATCTCTTCGACCTTGCCATGCAGCTCCTGCTGCATCTGCGCCGTCACCACTTTTCCGGCATGGGCATTGTATGCCGTTGCATCCGAGACGGAGCTGGTGAAGTTGTTGTGCTTCAGACTGCCGTCGGGATTGAAATCGTCGGTGAGGTTGCGACTGGCGTGTCCCTGTCCCTTCTGCGTCACCGCGCTGTACAACAAGGCACCGGCACCCAGAATGATGAGGGCGCTGGCTGCCATGCCCGCGATGGTCGCGGCGCTCACACCACCCAGCACTTCGGCCGCCGTCGTGGCGGCTGTCATGCCAGCCATTCTTTCCGCTGCCACCTTGGCGTAAAAATCCGTAGCCGATTTACTGAGGGTGGAGTCAATAAAATTGTTCGGGCCACCCATGCCGCCACTTGGCCAGTTGGTCACAAAGACGGGATTGACGCCCGTCATCTTCTCCAGCATCTTGCCTTCGGCAATGCCTGCGGCCGTGCTGCCCGCGTTTGAGAGGCCGAGCAGTTTGCCCAGCCTGCCGCCAAAGATACCCTTCACCTTGCTACCCAGAACGACAGCGGCGGCCGTCAAGCCGACGCCGCCTGCAATGAGTGCGGTGGAGTTGAAACCGAAGCCGCCATCCTTGCGAGAGTCGAGCAGCTTCTTCGTGACATGGGCAAAGCCGCGTTCAATGGGTTCGATGAAGCCATCGGCTCCGGCTCTGAGTGTTGCCACCAGCCGTTCAGCCTGCGACTGTACCGTGCCCATTGCCTCGGGCATTTCACCGTTCAAGGTTCCCTGACCCTTGAGGATCTTCTCGCGAATCTCCTTGAAGTCTTCCAGCGCCTTGCCGCCAAGAAGATCCGACATGCCCTTCATGGCCTGCGTATCGCCGCCGAAAATCTTCGACATGAACTTCTGCTGCTGCTGCTCGGTGGTGAACTTGGAATACTTCGACCGCATATCTTCGAGTACATCCACGACATCGCGGCGTGCGCCATCCTTGTCGAAGAACTGCACTCCGGATTTGCGTTGCGCGTGCATCATCGCCTTGCGATCGCTGAAGAGGCCGAAGGTGCTATCGAGCAGGGCGTTCAGGCGGCGGGGTTCGGCGACGGCATGCGAAAAGGCCTCGGTCAAGGCCAGCGTCGATTCGAGAGACATGTTCGCACGCTTTGCGTCGAGACCCACGCGGCCGAAGGTGCGGGCCAGATCATCCATCTGCACATGACCGTTCTTCGCTGCCACGCGCATCTTGTCCAGGAGAACAAGCGCCTCTCCGGGTTTGGTCAGATCGAAGTTGAAGGTGTGCGCCGCCTCTGTCAACGCCTGGGTGAGTCCTTCTCCGGACGCGCCGGTCACGCGCATGGCCATCGCCAGTGCGGGAAGTGTGTTACGGGCTTCATCCCACGAAAGACCGCTGTGAAGCAGGTCGTCGAAAATTGCATTGAGGTCTTTTGCCGACACCCCCGTCTGCCGGGAGAGATCCTTCAGCTCGGTGCGCATGGAGGCCATCTGCGCCTGCGTTGCGCCGACGGTCTGCTTGGCTCTTGTCAACTCGGTGGTCATCTTGGCGGTCTCAACCGCCTGTTCGGCAAAGCCGACGGTGAGACCGAACTCGGCGACACGACCTTCAAGGGAGTGCGCCGATTCGCGGATTGTTTCGAAAGAGTGTTTCGCGGTCTGTGCGAAGCGGTTGACGTAACGTTGCGCGTTGGTCAGCCCTTCGCGCATCCGGGCATCGTGCGTGCCCAGTTCAAGAAATACGGAAGGATTACTGTTGCTCACGAGGGCGAACCTTCATTTTCTTTTTGTCGAACGGCGTGATGCCATTGTTCAAATCAACGGCGAGGTTCACATATTCCCGGAATTCCTCCTGGGGCATGGCCTCGATTTCAGCAGTGGAGAATCCCTGACGCTTCAGGATGAGGATGAAGAATCGGAGTTCTTCGAGTCGGCGGTTGGACCTTGAATTTTTTTTTGAAGGTCGATTCGCGCGTTCTGAATCTCGCCGTAATCATCGTCCAGCATTTCAAGCAGAAGGTCAACGGTGATGCTCTCTTTGGGAATGGTGCCCAGCGACACGAGCTGACAGGCGACCAGGCAGGCCTCGTGATAAACCGAGGACTTGCCCACCGAGGCCGTCCCGGCCGTGATGGAGTCCTTGACCAGGAGCGGCCGCACTTCGAAGTCCTTGTGAAGGGTGCCTTCGAATTCCACGCCATAGAGCAGCGTGCCTTTGATGTTCAGCGATTCGCGCATTACTCGACCCGGCGGGTTTCCGCTCCCAGCGTGATGGGAATGACCTGTTCCTTGTCGCCGTCGATGGCGGCTTCGCCGACCTTGAGTGTGCAGACGCCGGTGTAGAGAACTCGGTAGCCATCTTCGTGTTCGATGACGAGCGTGCCGTTCTCAACGGTGTCCCAGTTCACTTTCGTTCCCTGCGGCGGCACATAGTCCACCATCACCGTGAGACGCTCGGTCTTGCTGGCAAAGCCGGTCTTGTGCATCAGCGGAACGGCGACGCGCAATTCGCGCTCGCCTTCCTTGACGGTCTTGAAGTCGGCGATTTCCGCGCCGTTGACCATCAGAAAACAACGTGAGATGTATTCGGTCATTTCAATCCTCCTTCAAACGCTCCGTGAAGGGCGTTAAAACAAATCCTGCCGGATGGCGATGACATGCAGACCCTGCGTCGTCGGGCAGGGCAGTTTGATGTCCACGCGATTGAGATCGGAAACATCATCCTCGACCACCAGCGCATCCTTGCAGCCATCGACGTTGGTGAGATACCCGAGGTCTTCGAACGTGTACAGAAGCGCAAGCAGATCAGAACGCATGTTGCGCTTGACGCGCGGCGTTTTCTTTCCGCCCACATAGCGGGTGTTGATGAGTGCGCGAGCAGCCGTGTCCAGGTAATCCATGATGGTGATCTGGGTGACATCGCGAAGCGAAGTATCAGGTGCGCTGGCTGCATTCAGCAGATAGGTGCTGACGGCGCGAACCACCTGCACCTGTTCGCCGGGTCCCACTTCAAGAGGCGTGACGCCGCCCGCGAGCAAAGTCTCCTGCTCGGACTTCGAGAAGCGCGTGGTGACAAGAGGCGCATGCAATCCCTTGACCGCTTTGAAGTCAAGCTGCTGCGAAGGATCGTCCATCGTCGCCCAGGTGGCACCGAAGGCGGCGGCAACTTCGCAGGGCGTGTTGCGCGTGCCGCGCAGATATGCCAGGACAATGCGGCCGTCGTTCACGTTGCCCGCCAGCGTGGTGGTGAGCGAGAGCGAACCGTTCTGCGCGATGACGGCGCGGCTGCGCCGCATTTCCGTGGCTCCGGAAACCGCATCGACGTGAGTCTTCAGCGTCGCGACCGGGCTGCCGGAATAGGTGGCCAGCGTGGAGAGGTCGGAGGTGAGATTGTTGTAAGGCGAGATGATGATGTGATACCGCTTGGCATACACTGCCGTGAGCGCGGTCTGAAGCGTCGGGTCGGTGGCACCCGAGGCCATGGCGACGACGGTGACGCCGATGCCCGTGGCGGTGCAGGTGTAGGCAAGCGCAATCTGATTGCCGACTGTGCCCTTGTTCTTTGCGGTGACGGTGACCACACCGGAGCTGACGCCGCCGGAGACGGGCAGACCGGGAAGGTAACCGATGGCGGCATTGAGTGCTGTGGCGACGGCCGTGTTGGCGTCTCCGCTGGCGATGGCGACGGTCACCACTTCATTGCCGATGTAAACGGTCAGAAGGCCCGCGCTCGTGGCGGGACCCGTGATGGTGAAGGTGCCGGTGGCGGCAACGCCGGAGCCGCCGTCGGAAAGATTGACGATGGAGAGACTGAGGTTCGGGTTGGCGAGATAAGCCGCCTTGACCATGCGATGCACCATCGAACCGTTGCCGGAATACAGAATGGCGTCGGCCTCGGAAAAGATTTTCGTGGGCACGGCTTCAGCGATGGATCCCGAAGAGGTTTTCTGACCGATGATCAAAACCTCCTGGACGTTCGCGGGAAGTCCGCGTGCGGCCAGCGTGGTGTTGAACTCGGAATAGGTTCCCGGCTTGAGAATGGTCGCCGGTATTTCGGAAAATGAAATGTTGTTGCTGCTCATGATTCCACCTTTGACTTACTCGTCGCGATGACGAGGGATCCGTCCTGGATGAGCCGGAGGTAATAGGCCGAGGCCGGAACCTCCACGACTTTCGAATCCGTGATGAACGCGCGAGGCTGCCCTTCCATGGGACACTGTGTCCCTTTGAGTGCTGTGACCTTGACTGTTTCCATCGTGATTCCCACCCTTGATTTCTTGTTTCCTAATCTGCCACTTGCGTCACGAATTATCCAATCCGTGACGGACTAACTGCTGCGCTGTTTAACTAGGGAAGTTTTCGCCCACCCTGCCCTGCATGTCGGCTTCATCGTCACCGGGTTTCAAGAGGTAATCGATGCCCGCTCTAAGCAAAGTCGAAGCAGCTTCATCGTCCAGCCTGTTGAAGTAGTACGAGGTGGAAAACTCGATCATGAAGTTCATCCTGCCCAGATCCATGTCCGCCTGTTCGGTGGTGTTCTGAAACTGCACCGGCACCAGTGGAGAGATATTGAGACCCAAATCCTGCCCGGATAGAAACGACATCGTCGAAAGCACGAACGGGTAAAGACCATGCCTCACGGCCGCTTCATCCCGCAGACTTGAAAAGTCCAGATAGACGAAGAGCCGCAGGTCGTTCCTGAAAACCGTTTTGAGCGCGTTGTTCGGCGTCAGCCTGCCCGCTTCAATCGCAACACCCAGACTGGGCACCGAAAGGGATTTCGCACCCGTGCCACCCGCCCCGGTTTTCTCCACGCTCATCTGCCGCGCGGGCATCAGCACTTTGGCTTCAAGATGCGCGAGGACTCCTTTTTCGATTTGTTCCAACATGGGTCTGTCTCCCTGGGCGAAAGCCGCGACTGCGAACATGAGAATGAACGCGAACACCGGCGTGATGAATCTGAAGAGCGGAAGGGTGAAGTATTTCATGGCATCTCCTTTTGATATGGTTTCAAAACGACTGAAGGACCGGCTTGGAAAACATTCGATCGGCGACGGTCTTGTTCACCTTGATGAATCCCGGATGGCTGGTCGAGTTCTCGAAGCCTTCCAGAATCTGATCGCCCGTCTGAAGATCGCGCAGGGTTTCCCGCGCTGCCTTCAGCTCACGCGCCAGACCGTCGGAGAGAACCAGCGCATGCCGCCGCGAGTAGAGCTTGTTGGCGGTGAGCATGCACGCAATCCACTCGACGACATCCGGAACCGGAGAGGTCAGCGGAGTGGTGTAGCGGCCGCGCAGCTTGGAATTGATCTCCGACTCGGCATCCGCAATCGCCTGGTTGACAATGGCCTCGTCGATTTCACCAGTGACGGCGTCATCGGTCAATTCCAGGATGTCCTTCTCAGGCATCCGGGTTTTGAGTTTGTCGAGGCTGGTGTACATGAGCTTTGAGGGATTACTCGAAGAAGGGTTCCACGGCCTTGAAGTTCAGCAAGGCATCGAGATCGACCTTGGACAGAGTCGGCATCTTGTCACCCACGGCGAAGGGCTTGCCGTCGTGCGTGATGGGCGTGATGGCCTTATAGCCCTTCGGCGTCTTGCCCGCGTTGGCATCCGTGTTGTTCTTGGCGGTTGACTTCTTTGCCATGTTGTTTCGCTCCGATAGTTGAGGCGGGTTTGACGCCGCCCTGGTTAATGGCTCACTGGGTTTTTGGTTTCACCTCACCCAGGGAGCTATCCATTTGCTTGTCGCGTCCGGGTTTCCTTACGCGATGACCGACGAGATGAGGAAGCCGCAGGAGGGCGCGGAGATGACTTCGCGGACGGATTCGCCCACGAGCTGCTTCTGCGCTCCATGCAGACCGACTTCGGGCTTGCCGAAGGTCTTCACCACCGGACCCTTGTACTGGTAGGTGAAGCCGAAGGTCAGGCCGCCCACGTTGTCCGCCGTGGGGTCATCGAACAACAGGGCGATGTAATTGCCCCAGGCGCGTTCGTTGGTCATGGTCTGGCCTTTGACGGCACCATTGACAAACGCTTCGCCGACGATGATCTCCTGAATCTCCAGAAGGTCCGCGACAACGCGACGATTGGCGACACCGGCATCACCGGCATTGCCGTTCGAAGCCTTGACCACCTTGGCGTGCGTGGACATCTTGGTCCACGGACGACGGCCGATGATCATCTTCGTGGGACGCATCTTCATGCCGTCCAGGTATTCCTTGAGCTGAACGATGGGATCGGAGCTTGTGTGGCTGAACTGGGAGGTGCCCGAGAGCGTGTCCTTGTTCGTGCTCGCATAGGTCGCGGCATTGAACACCAGATTTGCCACGCGAACCTCGCGGGCCAGCTTGACCAGGTTGGAGCAGCGCATCGTGGCGCGGGCCAGCGGATCCACTCCTGCGGAATGGTCGTCAATGTCTTCCTGCGACACCGGCTCGACAATGCCGTAGTTCTTGACGCTGGAATCGGTCTTCGTCGCCTTGGGCCGGATTTCCGGCACCGAGCTGAACTTTCCGACTTCCATTCCGTCAGGAATGGTGAACTGATCCGACTCTTCGTATTCCCAGAAGTCGAACTTCCGCGAATTGGAAGGCGGCAGACGACGCAACACGTCATCGGCAATCAAGAGCCGGTTGACGTGCGTCATGGCAATCGCCAGATGCTCAGGGTTTTGCGGGTACTCGTTCCCGCCTTCGAATTCGCTGGTTTCCATGGTTCCTCCGGTGTGAAGTCCTTGTGTGTGTTTTCAGTTTCTGATTGACTACCGATGCTCTGTTAGAGCACCGTGTCGATGATGCGGTACAGGATGCGCAACTTGAGGTCGCTGTCGCCCGTGATGATTTCGCCGCTGGTCATGTGAGCGACGAGCGCGGCATTGGCCGTGGGCGTAAGGTTCGCCGTAGTGGTCGGAACCGCCGTGCGCACCTGCGCGGTGGCCTGATCCAGAAACCCCGTGGCTTCGATGGTGGCCTGCACCGTGCCAGAACCGTCGGTGTAACGCAGCGCGACATCCTCGCCTGCCGCGATGCCCGCATAGGCGGTGCCTGCGGCTTTGGTGGCGATAACGCGCTCGACGATGATGGCCTTGTTCGCGCCCGGAGCCGCGATGAGCGACTTGGGTGTGGCATTCAAGGCCAGGAGCTGCGCCGAGGTGATGGTGACATTGGCGGTGAGCAGATCCGAATCGTCGGCAATCGCGCTGTCGGGCACGATGCCCTTGTCGATGAGCACCTCGCGGATGTCGCCTGCAACGCCGTCCACTTCGGCATAGCCGATGACATAGACGCTGTCGTTGACATCGAACACGGCGGGAACCGCGCGACCGACGGAGTCGGAGGTCAGCGGATCACCCGCAGAGACGGCTGCGCCGTATTCGATTTCGGCGAGGCCAATGCGGATCACGTCAATGGCATCGCCCTCGGTTTTTTTGTCCACCTGATTGGACCCACCGAGAAACGCGACGTTGGCGGACGTGGCGTGCTTGCAGGAGCCTTCGTCCGAGCCGACCATCAAAATGCGATAGGCCTTGACGGTTGCGTCAGCGGTGAAGGTTTTGGTGAGAATCGGATTCATGATTGCATCCTTGTTGAAGTGTTTTTAAAAAGCCTTTGATGTCCGTTTGAACCGGCGCTTACCGCGCGGTGTTCAGTTGCTTCCTGGCATGCGCCACGGCGAAGTCGGCGGTGACCGTGCGACCGGCGGCTGCTTCGGAATTGATGAACTCGCCTGCGATGCGTGCGAGCGAAACCGCTTCGTCTTCGCCTTCGCCGGAATGTTCCGCCGCGTTCAGCGTGGCGATTTCCTTGGGAGAGAGCTGGGGCTTCTGCGAGCGCATGAAGTCCATGGTCTGCTTCAAGGCCGGGTTCTTCTCTTCGGAGAACTCGCCCTTGCCCGCATCGCGTGCGCGGTCGAGCATGCCCTTGGCTTCGGCGACCTTGGCCGAAAGGATGATGCCCTGCTTCTGCAATCCGGAGACGAAGTCGTCGCGGGTTTTTTCCCAGGCGGCGTTGTCGCGGCCGGTGAGCTGGGTTTCCAGTTCGGTGACCTCGGCCGACAGTTCCTGGATTTTCTTGTCTTTGGGATCCATGGGTGCTCCTTGTGTGTATTCGGGATTGTGCGGTGCCGCTTCCGGCTCCTGTGTCAGTCTGTCGATGAGGTAGTTGGGCAAGAGCTTGTCGGCCTGCTCGATGCCATCCTTCTCAATCAGGTATTCGCGAAAGGATCTCAGCGCCGAGCCGATGTCCACGATTTTCCAGGCGAGATCCCAATCGGGATCGTTGCGGTCGATGGGCATGCCGAACTCGATGACGCAGTCGCCTTCCATTTCGGCAAGAGAAACATCGCCGAGACCGGGACAGGCGGGCAGCGCCGCGCCCAGGAATCCAATGTGCCGCAGCTCGTTGCCCTTCAAGGCGACCGAGCGCGTGTTGTAGCGGCCTTCGTTGACGGCCGTGCGGAATGCTTCGTGAACCTTCTCGGGCAGCGCCAGCAGGAATTCGCCGACGCACTTCAGCGCGGCGGTCCAGCCGTATGCGGGGCCGTCGGTCTTGGGATGTCCGATGACAAGCGGTGCTTTGCGGAACTCGGGATCGTATGCATCCGCAATGGCGTTCAGCTTTTCGATGGTGAAGTCATGCTCAGTGCCGCCGGAGTCCGTAATCTTGCCAGTCTGCAAAACAGGAATCCATCCTGCTTTCACATACTCCATGACTTCGGGATGGTCCGCCGCCTTTTTGAGTTTCTGCTTCTTCACGTTGCGGTTGCCTTTTGATTCGAGTCGCTGTACATTTGCTTTCTCAAGTCTTCGTGGAGTAAGGTAGGCCGCGCACTACCGCATTTTCTAATCCGTGCCGGACTAGAAAAACACCCCTGCATCTCTTTACCCTTTCAGAAAACGCTTTCGCGTTTTCCGGGGGTTTCATGAGCATCGAATCAATTCTTCAAAGACTGATGGAGCAGTCCATCACGGCGGCCATGATGTTCATTGGCTTCATCTTTTTCGCGAAATGGGTGAAGGATCAACTCGCGGCACAGCGCGAATCGAATGAAGAAATCCGCCAGATTCTGCTGGATGAACTGGAGAGCAAGCGCGACGACAGCAGGCGTTGTTTCGATTTGCACGAATCCCTGCGCACGACCATCAACAACAACACGGACGCCCTCCGTGAACTCAAAGCCTCACGTGGACATGGCGGGGGATGAAGCGCCGCGAACGCGAGCTGGCGGAAACCCTCTATGTCGAGAGCCAGCTCACCCATGACGAAATAGCGGACCGGCTCAAGGTCGCTCCGCGTACGGTCCGGTATTGGGACCAGAAGGACGACTGGAGCAAAAAGCGCAAGGCGTTCATCGCCGCACGCAGCTCCAGCGCCGAAAGCCTTCAATCCTTGATCAACGGTCTCGCGAAAGAGATCGAAGCGGACCGCAAGGCGAAACGCAAACCCTCGACGAGCCGATTCAATGCCGTCACCGGATTGCAGAAGCAGCTCGCAAAACTCCGGCAGGAGGGAATCGACCAGGTGGACAAGCTGCCTGAAGAACCGCCCGCAAAGAAGAAGCCGCCTCTGACGAAAGAAAACTTCCTCAAGATTGAACGTGAGACGTTCGGATTGTACGCAGATGCACATCGTCGGTAGTCGTAAAAAGTCCTTCACGCCCGAGAGCACCTTTCTGCCGTTCCAGCAGAAAGCCATTCTCGATCCGTCCCGCGTGATTCTGTGGGAGAAGTCCCGCCGCATCGGTGCGACCTGGTCCATCGCCTATCGTGCCGTGCGACGCGGTGCCATGATGGCCACACCGATGGCACCCAAAAGCTGGTTCTCATCGGCTGATGACACGGCCGCCGCCGAGTATATCGACTATTGCGCATTCTGGGCGCGGCAGGTTCAGGTGAAAGCCGAAGTCGTCGAGCAGTGTCTGTACGATTCAGAACAGGATATCACCTCACGCGCCCTGGTGCTTGCCAACAAATACGAGATTCATGCGCTCACCTCGAATCACCGGCAGTTCCGCTCGAAGGGCGGCGATGGTTACTGGGATGAGGCCGCGCATCACGACAACCCCCTCGCGATGTGGAAGGCCATCAACGCGCTCAAGGTCTGGGGCGGAAGTCTGTTCGTGCTTTCGACGCACAACGGACCCGGATCCCTTTTCAACCGTCTCATCGAGGACGTGAAGCACGGACGCCGCAAGGGTTGGTCATTGCATACCACCACGATCAACGATGCGATGAAGCAGGGAATGCTCGACAAGATTCTCGGGAAGAAGGCGGGCAAGAAAGAAATCAACGACTTCCTCGAAGAGCTGAAAACCGACGCGCTCGATGATGAGACCTGGCAGCAGGAGTTCCTCTGCATTCCCATCGACGAAGCCGCCGCCTTCATGCCCTACGATCTGCTCTATACCTGCGAACGCGACGGCATCATCGTCGATGATTTGAAACAGTGCACGGGCAACCTGTACCTCGGCATGGACATCGGCCGTCACAAGCATTTGACGGTGTTCTATGTGCTGGAGGAAGTCCCGCCGATGCTCATCACCCGCAAGGTGATCGTGCTGGAGAAGCAACCCTTTCCCGTTCAGCGCGAAGCGTTGTATTCCCTGCTCAACCTGCGCGGCATGCAACGCGCACGACTCGACGCCACCGGCATGGGCGAGCAACTCGCTGAAGAAGCCACGATTGCCTATGGCACCTACAAGGTTGAAGGCCTCAAGCTCACCGCACCGATGGAACAGACCCTTGCACATGGCTTTAAACGGGAGTTTGAAGACAAGACCATTCTCACCCCTCCGGAGTTCGACCTGCGCGAAGATTTGCATTCGATGCGTAAGGTGGTTACCGCCAAAGGAAACATCAGCTTTAAAACTTTGGCCCCCGAACGCCTCGGCCACGCCGACCGATTCTGGGCGGGAGCTTTGGCCGTTCATGCCGCAAGAGCGGCAGACGGTTCTCCCCCCTTCATGGCCAGCCGGAAAACCGGGGGTCAACGGGTCAACGAAAAGCGGATGCGGCAGGCCTTTCATGAGACCTCGTCCCGTGAGGGGGGATATCGTGCATTTTGAAGGAATTTCGCCAGTTACCGAAAAGGCCGCTAAAGGCCGCTCGACCCCCGTCAACGCATCGAAGGTGCTGCGAGTGTTTAAAGTGTTTAAAACGCCGAGCAATCCGGCAACAGCCCCGGCGAGAATCGAAAGGTGACCCATGAATAAACCAGCCCCAAAGAAGCCACGAAAACAATTCGCAGCAGAATTGCCCGGTCAAAACCCTGTTCAGGTCGAAATCGCCACCCGCAAAATGGCGCAGTGGGTTTTCTCTTCTTCAGTCCACCTTCCCAATCCCGATCTGGTGTTGAAGAAGATGGGCCGCTCGTCCATGGCCATCTACCGCGAGCTGCTCACCGATGACCGGGTGGGTTCCGGTGTTGAAAGCCTGAAGGCGGGAATCAAAAGTCAGGACTGGCAGATTGAGCAGGGGGAATCGGACACCGCCGTTTTCGATCACGTCAAACAGAACTTCAAGTTGTTGCGGAAGAAACGCGCGAAGAAGACCAACGGCATCCACCGCATCATCGGTTCGGTGTTGAACGCCTCGCTGTTCGGCATGCAGCCCATGGAGCGCGTGTGGCAACACGACGGCAGCAAGACCTGGCTGAAGGATCTGGTGGGCAAGCCACCCGAGTGGTTTCACTATGACATCGACGGCAATCTGCGCTTTCGGCAGAAGGACATTCCTGAAGGAGTCATCGTCGATGATGAAGCGCACCGCTATCAGTTCCAGGTCGCCAAGCATGAAGACGATTATTTGAACCCTTACGGGTTCGCCATTCTCTCCCGCTGCTTCTGGCCGGTCATCTTCAAAAAGGGCGGCATCAAGTTCTGGGCCACCTTCCTGGAAAAATGGGGAATGCCGCATGCCATTGCCAAGCTGCCGGTGGGAACCGACAAGGGCAAGGTCGATGAATACCTGAAACAGCTCGAAGCCCTGGTGCAGGACGGCGTCGCCGTGCTGTGGGATAACAGCAAGGTCGAGCTGCTCAACGCGCAGGGCGGCGGCGGTAAATCATCCGGCGACCTTTACAGCCAACTCATCGACTGGGCCAACGATGCCATCACCACCAGCATTCTGGGACATCAGGGCGCATCGCAGTCAACACCGGGTAAGCTCGGCGGCGAAGACATGGCCGCCATCACGCGCGAAGAGATCGTCTGGGCCAACAAGAACCTGGTCAAGGAGGAAATGGACACCCTCATCGCCGACATGGTCGAAATCAACTTCGGTCCCGGCGTCGAGTGTCCCGAGTTTGTCTTCTTCGAGAAGGAAGATATCGACAAGCGTGCCGAGCGCGATGGCAGCATGACCGAGAAGATGGGCGTGGTGTGGAAGAAGCCCTACATCGCACGCACCTACAACGTGTCTGAAGAGGACTTCGAACTGCGCGAACCGGTGCAGCCGCCGGATCCGACGCAGGCGGGCAACCCTCCCGGTCCGCTGTTCGCCGCGCCTCACGACTCAACGCATGCCTCGCATGTGATCAAGAACCAGCAGGCTTTGCAAAAGATGCTGGAAGATTTGAAGCCCGAAGAGATGCAGGAGTTTGCCGACGCGATGCTCGCGCCGGTGCTGGAGCTGGCACGCAAGGCGGAGAGCTTCGATGAAATCCTCACGGGTCTGGCGGATCTATTCCCGCAGATGGACACGGAGAAGATGCAGCTCGTGGGACAGAAGATGCTCTTCATCGCCGAGTCCGTCGGCCGGATGGCCTGATGCCCCCTCCCGTCGATTCGGGTCTTCTGCTCGATGCTTTCAAGCTCGCGCCGCAGGCCGCCATCGAGTTCTTCAAAAAGAAGGGCTACACGATCTCATGGGACGCCGCCGACGTGTGGCGCACCGCGCACATCAATCAATTCACCGTAGCGAAGGTCGCGAAGCTCGACATCCTTCAGGACTTCCATGATGCCGTGCACAAGGCCCTCGCCGACGGCACCACGCTGCAAACCTTCAAGAACGATTTGATCCCCACGTTAAAGTCGAAAGGCTGGTGGGGCCGCGTTCCGGATCCAAACGATCCCCTGAAGACGGTGCAGCTCGGATCGCCCCACCGGCTGCAAACCATTTTCCAGACCAACGTCCAGCAGGCTTACGATGCGGGCACCTGGCAGCAGATTCAGTCCGTCAAGAAGTCACACCCCTTCGTGCGCTATGTCGCCATTCTCGACGGAGCCACGCGACCGGCGCATCGCAAGCTGAACGGGAAAATCTTCCGCGTCGATGATCCGGTGCTGAAGATCATCGGACCGCAGAACGGCTACAACTGCCGCTGCAAGCTCGTGCCGGTGTCGCAATCGGAAGTCGAACGCCTGGGACTGGCCGTGATGCCGCCCTCGAAGATCATCAAAAGGCAGGCGCTCATCTCACGCACCACCGGCGAGGTTCGCCAGGTGCAGGGAATCAAGCTGCACAATGGAGACGAGTTCTGGCCCGACCCCGGCTTCGACTACAACCCTGGTGTGAAAAGCTTCGCACCCGACCTGAAGAAATATGATCCGAAGCTGGTCAAGGCCTACGAAGCCGAGACACCGCCGGAGGTGCCGCCCATGGAGAAGCCGGTTCTGCCGGGACTGGCACAACGCATGCCCGCTAAAAACATCGGTCATATTTCGGAGATGGTCAAAACTCTTCACGAAGAAAATCCGGAACTCTTCCTGCGCGGTTTCAAGAAAGTCGATTCGATGCGCACCAAAGGCGTGCTCATGAGCACCGACAGTCATGGAAGAATAAGCGTCTCTTCCATGCGGCAGCGGTTTGCAAACGGCGGACAGTTGCAGCCGCTGGCAAACCTGAAGGACGCCTTGAAAAAAATCAGCATCAAGGGTGAAGGCGCTGAACTGACTTTCAATGAAGAGTATTCCATCGAATCGTTCTGGCATGAGATCAATCACAACAGAATGCAGGGCTGGGCGGCTCTGCCATGCTATTGCATTGAACGCCGCGTCATGGAAACGCTGAACCAGTTCATCTCGCGCCATACCTATCCGGAGTTCATGACGAAGCTCGGTGGAACGGCAACACAGCAGGCGGCCATTCTTGACCGTGGTTACGGGTACGAAAACCTCATCACGAATTTCAGGGCGCTTCTCAAACTGCTCGGTATTGAAGAGGCCGCCGCACTGGAAACCTTGACACCTGTTGCCTATGAAGGGGACTTCTGGAAGATGCCCGCGCTGACGACGGATGCGCTGGCGAAACTATCCGGAAAGAATTCCGGAAAAATCCGTGAAGCGTTGGAGATGATGAGGCAGATCAATACACAACAATTCGAAACGGATTTGAAAACCCTTTTCGAAGAGGTCAGCTCGTGACGCCCTCGTCCACAAGCTGCGCGTTGAACCTGTTCGTCGGGTTCTTGATGCGGTTGAAATATTTATCGGCGGTTCTGTCATCGCCGCGCGAAGCGAACAACTGCGCGATGTCGGCGTTCACCGTGTCCGCATCTTTCATCCGTGACACATACTCGGCTTGTTGCGCGGGCTGGATGCCGAGGCTTTTGATTTCATCGGCTGTAATGCCGTGGTCGAATACGGTTTCCATGTCCATTAAATACTCTCCCTCATGCTGACTGTCAAAGTTGACGACCACGAAGTCTCCCAGCTCTTCGACAGCCTGAAGCGGAAGATGGGCAACATGACATCGCCGCTGAACGAGATCGGAGCAATCGGATATTCCTCAATCATAAAGAACTTCGAAGTCGGCGGCCGATACGGTGAAATCGGATCGTGGCGCGGCGGACTCAACAGGTGGAAGCCCCTGAAGGCGCAGACGCTGATGGCCCGCAACACGCGCTGGGCTGTTCACAAAAACAAAAAGGGCGAGGTCACGTCGCGAGGCTGGAAGACCAAGCCCGAGAAGCTGCGCAAGCTCGGCATCCTTCAGGTGAGCGGCCGCCTGCGCAACTCGATCACCTGGAAGGCCTCGGCCGATCATGTGATCTGGGGAACCAATGTCGTCTATGCCGGGATTCAACATCACGGAGGAAAGACCAAGGCGCATGTGATCCGCGCCAGACACAAGAAGGCGCTTGCATGGCCGGGTGGTCCCGGTCCTGTCAAGAGCGTGAAGCATCCCGGTTCGAAGATTCCGGCGCGGCCGTTTCTGGTTCTTCAAGATGACGACATCCTTGAGATTAAAAGGGTGATGCAACGGTTTTTAATGGCTGCCTGAAGAAGCGGCGGCCCAGCAGATCAAAGTCCTTCCCAGGCATGAGCAACTGTATGCGGTGCGTGACCGGCGAGTGCGAGAGAATCGGCACCGCCTGGTTGTAGCCCGCATAGGCATATAGCGTATCGCGCGTGTAGCCCCCGGAACCATTCGCCGTCAGATTGATGTTCACGGCTCGTAATTGATCGCCTGTGGTCAATATTGCAATTCGACTGTCTGTGGTGCAGCTCGCGATTTTGCTGAGGGGTAATAGCTGAATCGTTGCATAGCGTTTATGCGGTGCAAGAGAATCAAGGAATGGGTTGGGGTCTTCGCATTCCTTCGAAGTGATTGTGAGCGGCCCACCAATGCCACCTTTAAAATCACCTGAGTCAATGAGAATCGCCGACGTTTCCGTGTTCGAAAAATAAGTGATGGGCGGTCCGCTGGTTGTTCGAGCAAAGTACATGTGGTGCGGCGTGCCTGCCGATGCAGACAACACCGCAGCCAGGAACAGCAATCGGATGATCATGACTTCTTCTCCTTGTTCTGGCGCTTCATCTTTTCCTGCGCCGCATCGATGAGCCAGTCAGTGGTCGTTTGATCCTTGGCCTCGGCGGCTAATGCCATGTCTTCCAGGACATTTCTGGGCCAACGCTGGGAAAGCCGGTCGCGGGGAATCTCGGGGGCGTGTCTTGGACTCATGCCCGATAATGTACGCCCGTTATTCCGGTACCGTGGGAGGAAATTTTCAGAAAACCCACGGGTGCGGAAATTTCAAGAATTTGCGGCTTTACTCCTGCGGCCTATAAGTGTGCAGGCAATAAAGAATTTTGAAGGCCCGGAGCCGTTTTTGAACCAAAATTGGCTTGATATTATTGTGAGAGCGTAATTCTATACGGTCCCCCAATCGATGGTAGGTCTTCAGCCAGGTCTTGCCATCGGCTACAAAAACGTAATCCCGCCCGTTTTTAGGCTTTTCCTCTTCACATACAACGACGACATCCCTATCATGGAAATGGGGGAGCATTGATTCCCCTTTGACCTGAATCGCATAAACAACCCCCTTTGGAAGAGTCAGAGAATCCGGAAGTGTTAGGTCGTGCTGGTCTTCGTAGGTCAAAGGCTCATCAACATCCAACGTCCCAGCACCTGCATAAGAAATCAGGGGAATTCTTCTTGTCTCATAATTTTTGAATAAAATATCGCCGATGCCAGTCAATAGCCAATTCGCGTTAATCCCCATTCTGGCAAGGGCTTCGATGAAGGTATAAGGTGGTACAATAACCTTCCCGCTCTCGTATCGATTCCAAAGACTCTGACTCACGCCACCTTTTTTAGCAGCAGCATTTTGGCTTAGGGAAAGGGCGTCCCGAGCTTTTTTTAATCGGTCTTTAAAATCTTCCATTTTCCCCTTGACTTTATGCATAGGTGAATAGATATTCACCTATGCATAAGTTCCGCAATCGGAACCAAACGACCCAAGGGAGAGAACCTAGCAAATGACCCCAGAGTTGAAACGATTCAAAGCCGCCGTTTTACTGGATCGGTCATCAGCGGAAGAGCAGGCGAAACGTCATCAAAAATCCGTGCGTGCTCTGCATCGCGCTTTGTCAGAACCGAACTTCAGCAAAACATTAAAGGCCAAGTTAATCCGTTACACGAATAGGATTCTTGACCGTGAAGGATTGCGGAGGGCGGCGGCGTGAGCGCCGACGATTACACCATGTTCCGCATCGCTTGCCTTTATAAACGTTCCTCCATTCGCTCACACGCGCGGAGACTTTTCACCACCCCGCGAGACATTCGTCGCGCTCTGGTTGGGAAAAAGGTTTCCGAGCTTCGTGATCAACTGCTGGCGTTTACAAAAGAAGCATGGGCCGACATTGATCGCAACCGTTCACCAAGAGAGTTTGATTCACTTCGATTGATATTCGCGGACTTTTTAAGGACCGCTGAACTTTCAATTCGCAAGGCTTCAAATAAAATCGGCATCAATTTCGGTGCATTAAGCGACTGGAGGCGTGGTGTCTATAAAGGCAACAACGCCCGCATCGCCGACAAGGTCCGCCGCTACCTCGAATCACAAGGGGTTGTCATTCAATGAACGCTCTGCCCGCTCTTCGTCCTTCCGCTGCCGTCGTTCCTCACGAACAGACATTTTCACCGCGTCAAATTTCCCTGCTGATCGGCATCAGCATTCGCGCCGTGAACATCCGCATCAAACGCGACGGCATCACGCCAACGGGATCCGTTGTCGCACGCGGAGGTGAGCAGCAGCAATATGCGCTGAAGACGCTTCCGGAAAAATGGCGCAGCAAGATTCTCCGCAAGGTTCGCGGGAACGCTGAAGGGCAGCAGCCAATAGCAACGACGGCAAAGGATGACACCCGGATTCTGGAGATGCCGGAATGGAAGCGCACCGAGGTTTCCTGCTGGCTTCACATCCTGAAGGAATGCGAAGGCAGAAACGTCGAGGGCACGCGGCGACGACTCGTTGAACTCGAAGCGGAGAACCCCGGCGTCGAGATGTCGTTGCAAACCTATTACCGCAAGCGCAAGGCGTTTCAGGAAGAAGGCGTCGAAGGACTGGCACCGGCGTGGGGATGGAAACGCAAAAGCTCCGCGCTGCCGTGGTTCAACACCTTCGCGCAATACTGGCTGGTGGAAGGTGGCCCGGATCTGCTGGCAGCCCATCGCGCCACCTTCGGTTCGGCCGTGCGTGAGAATCCGGCGCTCAAGTTCGGCGAGTTCCCGTCGCACATGGCTTTCAAACGCCTGATGGACACCGCAATCCCTCCCGACACGCAGAACTTCTACCGCAAGGGCGAAGAGTGGTGGACGCGCAACGGCGGCAAGTCGCACATCCAGCGCGACCCTTCCAAGGTGGGCGTCGGTGAGTTCTGGGTATCCGATCACCATCAGCTCGACGTGGGTTGCAAGTGGGAGACCGTGCTTTCATGGATCCCCACGATGGACGGCGAGAGCATGACCAAGCTCACCGATTTCATCCGCGACAAAAAGGGCAACGCCAAAACCGTCTTTCCATGGATCACCGTCTGGCAGGACTTCCGCACCGGCAAAATCCTCTCCTGCCTTTTCCACGACGATGCGCCCAACTCCGATCACATCATCTATTCGTTCTACCTGGCATGCCAGCGTTATGGCGTCCCGCAGTCCATCCTCATCGACAACGGCAAAGATTACCGCTCGATAGCATTCTCAGGGGCGCGGTCGCTTCATAAGAAAGTTCTTGTCGGCAAATCCGAGGTACAGAGCAAGGCGTTCCAGATGCGGCTCGATGAACGCGCCCGCTCCATCTGCCGGTTGCTGGGTGTGAAGGTTCACTTCGCTATTCCCTACAACGCCAAGACCAAGCCCATCGAACGGGCCTTCCGCAAGTTCAAAGAATGGCTCTGCCGGTTCCTTCCCGGTTATCGCGGAGGCCATCACAAGGAGCGGCCCGAGAAGCTGGAGGCGGAAATCAAGTCCGGCGCTCTGTTCAGCAACGAGGAACTGTGCGCCGCCGTTCAAACCTTCATCGAGCTGGTCTTCAACCGCTTTCCATCGCAGGGGAAATTCCTGAAGGGCAAATCCCCTGACGAATTCTGGGACACGCACGAAAAGGCCACGCGGCCGGTGGCGGGCGACGAGCTGGCCCTGTGCTGCATGAAGGCCACGGAGGCGCGAAAGATCGACGGCAGCGGCTGCACCTATTCGAAGCTGAAGCTGTCTTATTACGCGGACTGGATGTCCACGCAGTCAGGACGCAAGGTTTATATGCGCATCGACCTGATGAACTTCCAGACGGCATTCGTATTCGACGCAAAGGACGATCGCTTCCTCGGCCGCGCACAGGCGAACTACTGGCAGGCCGATGCTTTGGTCAAGGACAAGGCCGGATCGGAACGCCTGGGTGCCTTGCAGCGGTTGCAGGGGCAGCAGCTCAAGGACATCAAGCAAATCGGTCGCGAGCTGGATCTGGGTGTCGAACATCTTGACATCATCGGTGACACGGCCGCCGCCCTCGCGCAGATGGGCACGGAGCGCGGCTACACACCCGGAGCGCCGCTGATGATTGAGCGCACGGCCGGACACACGGCCATGGCTGCCGTGGTCATAGAGGACCGTGAAGCAGAGGCACGGCGCAAGGACAAACCCTTTGACATCGAGCGGCTGGTGCAGGACAAACCCCGCCGCAAGAAGTTTCATCTGCTGGATTGTGATCGCGAGATCGAAGAGGCTTCCGTCCCGGCAAACAGCCGGGAGGAACAAAAACGGGCAGTGGGATGAAGACCCACCGCCCGTCACACCCATGACCCCTGAAAGGAACGAGTCATGAGCACTACAACAAAAGCCACCGCAATGAAGCTGGAAGATAAAGAGATCGCCGCAGTGCGGCAAGAGGCCGCGTCACTGATGGAGCGCAAGGGGATTCCCCAGGCTCAGATTGCGCGTTATTGCGGGATTTCCTCGGGAACGTTCTCGCAATTCATGGCGGGGAAATATCCCGGCGACAACTCCCTGCTCGCGCAGAAGGTGCGCGGGTTCCTGGAACGCGAATCGGAGAGCATCGAAAAACTGTTCTCCTTCGTTTACACCACGGTGGCCAAGCGACTCATCTCCAGTTACCAGGTTGCCCGCGCCACGCAGAAGATCGTCATCGCCTCCGGTGACAGCGGCATCGGCAAGACGCAGGCCATTCTACGGGGCATTTCCTACAAAGACCCGTCCGCCCTCATCATCGAAGCGGATCCGGGTTACAACGCCCGCGAGGTGTTTGTAGAGCTTTGTGAAAAGCTGAAAATCTCCACGACACGCAACCTGAACGAAATGAAGCGGCAGGTCATTATGGCACTCAAGGGTTCGGGCCGCGTCATCGTGATTGATGAAGCCGAGGAACTGCCGCGTCGTGCGCTCGAACTCCTGCGTCGCGTTCACGACAAGGCCGGTTGCGGCATCCTGTATGTCGGCATGCCGAAACTGAGTTACCAGTTCCGCGACAAGCCGGATTTCAAGCGGCTGGACAACCGCATCCGCATGCGCGTGCAACTCAGCGCCATCACGGCAGCCGATGTCAAGGCACTGGTCGCTGCGCATGCTCCCGAGCTGGAGGGCTTCACCGACACGTTGTCGAAGCTCTGCAAGGGCGATGCCCGCAAGCTGGACAACCTGATGGAAACCGTTCTTCAGATGGCCGACACCAACGAAGAGAAGGTGTCGGAAGAACTCATTCGCGAGGCGGCCCGCGCCCTGGACGAGGGGCGGTAGGCCATGCAGGCGAAATCAAGAATCTACGGCAAGAGCGGCGCGATTCACGCAGGGCAGATTTCCATCATCAAGGCGATGTGTCGTGCGCTTCAGATGGAAGACAAGCCCTACCGGCAGATGCTGTCTGACGCATACGGCGTGAACTCCAGCAAGGATCTGAATGCCGTGCAGGCATCGCAGTTCATCAACGTGCTGGAGCAGGCGGCCATCACTGCGGGCGTGTGGACTCCCAGGGTGCGAAAGATCGCACCGGCAGCGCCACCGGTCGAGCGTCCCGGCATGGCGACCAATCGGCAAATCTGGAAGATACGCAACCTATGGGAGAAGGTCTCACGCGCGACCGACGACGAGGCCCGTGAGGCCGCGCTGAAGAGCTTCGTGCGCAACCGCTTCAACGTGCAGGGGTTGTCATGGCTCGAAGGCAAGGATGCCCACAAGGTCATATGCACGTTGGAAGTCATGCAGAAGCAACCGCAAAAGGCGGCAGCATGAATCCTGAAGCAATCTTCCCGCGTCGCACAATCTGGATCTGGCTGGGCAAGAAATGGCATGCGGGTGTCGTGGTCAGCACGTTCAAGCTGCGCGGCACCCGCAACGTCTGGCTCGGCCTCTTCCCGCGCGGCAATGCCTATGCCGTGCCCGAGGTCCTCATGCCCAGGAACCCGGCCTTGAAGGGCATCGACAAGCCACGCCCGCCGGTCACGGAAGATGAGTTGCAGTTGTCGCTCGACCTTGAGGTGGCCGCATGAACGACGCGATATTCGAACAGCTCCTGGTCATCATCGAGAATCTGGAAATGGAGAACCTTGAAAACCTGATCAAGCTCGGGGAGCTGCGCGAGCAAAACCTTTCGCTGTCCCGAGCAATGGAATGTCTTCAACTGCGTCTCGAACAGGCGCGAGAAAAGGAATCGACCCATGATTTATGATGACGCGATGGATCGCAAAATGTCCAGGCTGGCCATCAAGGTGATCGGACTTCTCCTGCTGGCACTGGCTCTCGTTCAAATCGGCATTCACAACGGACGCCAGCGGCAGCGACAGGAAACCATCAACATGGCTGGATCGCTTTCCGACACCGGCCGTTAGAACCCGCATCGAACACTCTTTCATCAATCATCAAACTGGAGGAACAACACATGGCTGAAAAGAAACCGAAGAAGCTGAAGCTCGCGAGCATCAGGAACCTGGACGAGGCCGACAAGGCCCTGCTCCGCATCGCGCAGGCGGGACTGAAGCGCAAGAAGCTGGCGGCTGCCACCGAACTGCGGATCAACAAACTCAAGGAAGAGTTGCTGGAAGCCACCACGCCCCTGGACGAAGAGATCAACGGTCTGGACGAGGTGCTGCTGGAGTTCATCGAAAGCCATGAAGACGAGCTTTTCAGCGAGGATAAAAAGACCGTCGAGGTTCCCTTCGGAAAACTCACCTGCCGCGAGAGCACGAAGCTCGTCATCAAGAGCATCGAGAAAACCGTCGATGCGCTTAAGGAACAGGGATGGAAGGACGCCATCACGGTGAAGGAGACTCCGAACAAGGAGAAGCTCGCGGACTACTCCGATGCCGACCTCAAGACGGTGGGTGTCAAGCGCGTCACCGAAAACACCCTGGCGTACAAGGTCGATGAAGAGAAGGCCGCGCAGGTGCGCGAGTGATTACGCGGGAGACTCTCGCGGTCGTTGTCCGAGTCGTTCCCACCATGGGCATCTGCATCAACATCACTGCGGGCCTCATCTTCCTTGGAGCCGCAATCATCATGAAGGACGCACAATACGGCCGTCGCGCCGCATACTGGCTCGCGGCCGCAGTTCTCACAACATCCATCACCTACTAGGAGCACCATGAAAACCAAAGTGAAAGTCAAGGCAAAGAAGAAGTCACCGCCCACCTCAACGGCCGAGGCTGCCAAGCAGCTCAACCTCGCGCTCGGGTTCACCAACGAGGGCGAAATCAGTTCTGCACTGCGCTGCATCAACAGCGCAGGCGTCATCCTGAAGAAGGTTGCGGCGCAGTTCAAGGTCGATGCGAAACGGTCGAAAGTGAAGTCCGGGAAAAAATGATCAAGCGATGGTTCCGTAAAATCGTGCTCGCAGTCCTGGTCAGGGAACTGAAGCGCCTGGACGACGCGGAAGACGCCGTGTTTGCCACACGCGAAGCCATGGCCGCGCTGCATCTGTCCGCGAATTCGCCACGCGAGGCGAAGCTCGGCGGAAGCTGGTGCGTGCTGGCCTACGAGCAGGGTGGCAGGGACATCGTGCGCTTCTACAACTTCGGAACCCGCAACGTTGGCGGCCTGCGCGACTTCCTGGACAAGTTCCGGGCGGCAGGCGCAAAGGTGAAAGTGCACGGCGACAGAATCAAAGGAGCGAATTCGAGATGATGACCTGGACTTTCACCAATACAACCGCCTGGGCGACAGCGCAGGACAATGTCATGGCCAAGGATAAACCGACGCTCAGTGATGCCTGGTCGCTGAATCAATTCCGGCTGCTGTGCGAAGCGCAGGAGCTGGTCGGCCCGACGAACCTCACCATCCGTCAGCGTGTGATTCAGGCGGCGCTCACCCTGAACGGCGAACTGGACAAGGCCTGGCAGGATTTCCGGTTGCTGTGCCGCAACGGCCTCTACATCGAGGGGCCATCCTATTTCCTCTATGTGAAAGCCGCCTTCGACTTCTACCACCGTATCACCGGCAAGCTGCCGATTCAATACGAGTCCGCGCTCTCTGCGATGGAGGTGAACTACTTGCAGCTCTCCGGACCTGACGGCAAAATCCCGCTGGCAGAGACGCGGGAAACGGGTTTCCCGACGGTTGAACATGACGACGGCGAGTTCTCCTGGGATTCGCATACGGTCGTGCGGCGCAACGGATCCTTTCTCCTGGTGGAGCATGAAGCGGCGGTCAACGAATTTCCCTACGACTTCCATGTCAATCCCTCCTTTGGTCACTTCGCGTTCTACAAGAAAGGTCGGGGATGGCTCGCAGTCTGCCCGCCTTATATCGGCTATGCGAACAAGCAGAAACGCCCGAACGCAGAGGCCGCTTATCTGAACGTGCCACGCGGTCCGTGGAATGACAGCTACTGGCGCGTGACCGGCGGGCAGTTCGAGGTAATCGAAGCAACACCGACTCTCATTCATCTCAAGTACGGCCGCAAGTGGTTCTTCGGACTGTTCGGCAAGACCTGCGAGCGCATCATCGAAATCGATCACCTCGGCTTCACAGTCACGGACATCGGCGGCGGCATCACGAACCTGTTGGGCAGGTTCGGCTCAGACATCGACGACAAAAGCGGAGTGTGGGATTTCAGCAGCTACCTCGGCTCGCTTAATGAAAAACCCTACACCGAATGGATCGGCAAAGGCACAAAGCGTTCAGTGCGGTTTGAGTTCTGAATCAAGGAAAGGAACACACATGGCGGACTTCAATCAGGCGGTGGCAAAAACTCTTGTGCGCGAAGGCGGCGGTAGAATCACCGACGACCCGAAGGACAAGGGCGGCGTCACGAAATACGGCATCTCGCAGCGCAGCTACCCGATGCTGAACATTCGCGGACTCAGCGAGCAGCAGGCCAGGGACATCTACAAGGCCGACTTCTGGGACAAGGTGCGCGGGGATGACATCAAGACTCAGAGCGTAGCCGAATGCCTGTTCGATGCTGCTGTGAACATGGGCGTGAAGACCGCTTCACGCATCGCGCAGTTCTCCCTGGGCATCGAACCCGCCGACGGCTTCATCGGTCCGGAAAGCGTCGCGGCGCTGAACGCGATGGCGGATCATGAATTCATGTCCAACTTCACCCTCGGGAAAATCGCCCGCTATGTGGCCATCTGCCTGAAGGACAAAACCCAGGAGCGGTTCCTGCTGGGATGGGTCAAACGCGCATTGGAAGGAGGTGCGGCATGAATCCGCTCAGTTTCATCGGCAAGATGCTCTCCGGCGGCAACATCGTGAAAGATGCCGGAGAGGCCATCGACAAGCTCTTCACCTCGGATGAAGAGCGCCTCGAAAAGAATCTGGAGATGCAGAAGGCCACGCAGGACTTCCAGCTCGCGGAGGACAGGATAGACGCGGACCTTGCGAAGGGCCAGCAGGACATCAACAAGATCGAAGCGCAAAGCCCGCACTGGTTCGTCGCGGGCTGGCGTCCGGCCGTGGGCTGGATCTGTGTGCTCGGCCTTGCTTACCAGTTCCTGTTCTACTCGCTGCTATGCTGGCTGAATGCCTGGTTGAAGTTTGCCCCGCAGAACCCGCCCGCTCTCGAAATCGGCACCCTGATGACGCTCTTGATGGGCATGCTCGGTCTCGGTGGCATGCGCAGCTTCGAGAAGGTTAAGGGCGCAGACACGAAAGCGATGAAATGAACAGAAACGTCGTGGAAGTGTTCGAATCAAACGCGGCATCCGTCAGACTGCGCAACGGAGAGATCCACTATGGTGAAATGCGCCATCGTTCCGGTCTGAATCTCTGCTGGCACCTGGACACCGGGACGCAACGCTTGAGTTGGACACGCGATTTGCACTGGCATTCTCCGACGCAAAAGGGAATTCAAATCAACTCGGCATTCGACATCATGGAATTTGGAGGGGAGAAATTATGAGCCGCATGGACGAAAAGTCACCAGACAAAGGCATTGATCCGACACGGAGGGCATATCGAATGAGGGCCACCACGTTGGTGAAAGGTGAAACCGGCGAGAAGGTCGATGGCTTCAAGTCGCTCGACGGCCGCCGCCTGTATGTCGGCACTGCTGGCGACACCCTTGTGCGTGCGAACCGCGCCACACCGAAGGGCTTGAGCAAAAAGGAAAGATTGAAACTTCGGGCACAGGCCCGCAACAACCGTCTCGCTGTACAACCAGCGAACGTCCCGGAGGTCTCCGGGATTTCAGAAGGAGAACGCCACATGGCGAAGAAGATCACCACCGAGGACATCACCATTCCGAAGGGCACGGAAGTCAGCGAGGAAGGGACCGTGGTCACCACCGTTCCCGCCGAGCAGACGGAAGACGCCGCCGAGAACGCGGAAAGCTCCGAGGCATAGGCAAGGTCAGGCGGTGCGTCTCCGGGCGCACCGCCGCTTACAAGGAATAACAGTGAAAGACGAGACATTAAAAACCGCCACTATCGAAGGGGAATATCGCTATCTGCTGACGCGGCGATGGTTCGATTTTTTCAATGGCGAAGCGCCTCATTTAGTGTGTTTCATCATGCTGAATCCATCCACTGCGGATGCGGAATTTGATGACGCCACGATAACACGCTGTATCAATTACGCGAAACTCTGGGGCTACAATGGAATTCAGGTGGTGAACCTTTTTGGCCTTAGATCCCGCATGCCTTCGGTTTTGTACACACACCCAGATCCGATCGGTCCGTTGAACGACCAGTACATCTTAACCTCGATGCAAGAATGTTCTCTGGTAGTTGCGGCATGGGGAATTCACGGTGAATATCAATCTCGTGGTGAAGTTGTCCGCAACATCTGCAAAAACAGAAAAATCTACTGCCTTTCAATCACGAAAGAAGGGCATCCTGCACACCCACTTTACTTGAAAAAAATACTGCAACCTACTGAATGGAAAATGGCAGCATGACGACTAAAGGATGGAACCCGAAACCCGGAACGATTCCCGCGCTGTCTCTATGGCAGCCGTGGGCTTCGTTGGTGGCACTTGGCCACAAACATTTCGAGACCCGTAGTTGGGCGACAAGTTATCGAGGCCCGATCGCGATTCATGCAGCACAGCGCCGCCCATCATTTGAAGGGCTTTCGATCGGCGTTCAAAGGCACATTGCAGGCCTGTTCGAATCGGAGGGCATCACCGCTCTGGAAACCCTGCCACTCGGCTCGGTGCTTTGCATCGCCAACCTGATTGAAGTCTATCCGACGATCGCCAATCCAAAAATTTCGAAGGAGCTGCCCCCGACAGTCAAGAAGCGGATCGTTTTAGAATGGAACCTCGGCGACTTTAGCCCGATGCGTTATGCCTGGCATCTGGAAGTCACACAAGTCTTTGAAACACCCATCGCGGCGCGTGGCCGTCAGTCGCTTTGGGAATTCCCGTTCAAGATGGCCGCATGAAGAACACACAAACGATCACTGAAAGGATCACATATCAATGAAAACTGAAACGTTTGCTGATTACCGGAAAAGTCTGGATGAAGCTGTTAAAATTTTTTCTGCAAAAATTGAAGGTATGTCTGATGAGGAACTGACCGCCTACATCAACTCTCCTGGCTCTGCCTCGACGGTGGACCGCGTGCTGTCGCTGTGCTCGGACTCGACGGTTGCCCGCGTGCTGTCGCTGTGCTCGGACTCGACGGTTGCCCGCGTGCTGTCGCTGTGCTCGGACTCGACGGTTGCCCGCGTGCTGTCGCTGTGCTCTGCCTCGACGGTGGACCGCGT